ACTACTCTAACCTTAGCTGCATCCTTTGTATGTGAGTACGTAGAGTACACAACAAAAGCACAGTCCAACCCAAGTATCAAGTCAAACTCTAACTCAGCCTGAGTCATTTCACTATCATCAATGTCTAGTACGAGCAGAGTTCTCTGTACTAGAAACTCATCCCTACGTACATTGCCACTGAAGTAACCACCTACAAAGTACCGCCCAACCTTACTGGAAGAAACCTTATGTGTGGTAAAAGCACTGCATAACTTCTCCCATGTCATCTCTTTGTTTTCACATACGCCCAGATCCAATCCGACAGCGATGTGAAATTTCATTGTATTGATCATAAAAATCCTTCGTCAATTATTAACTGCAACGTCACTCTAGTCTGACCATTTTGCCATGATCTCCACTGCCTTAAACTTTCCACAAGATAACTCTTCAATCTCCATCGCTCTAACTGCGGGTATACCACGCTTGATCCACTGTGATACCGAAGACCTATGTACTAGCATTTGTTTAGCTAAATTTGCCTTACCGCCAAAATATTTAAAAATTTCATTTCTCATGTTGTAATTCCCATTGGTTGTGTTAAGATGTTGACACTAGCTTAACAAAGTTAGTCAACACCGTCAACAACTATAGAAAGGAAGTACAATGAGCTTAGAAAAAAGAATCGAGGAACTCACCCTCGCTGTAACCAAACTCACCATCGCAATTGGTGAAATATCAAAAGATTTAAATGACGATTTCAATACTTACGAAAAAGCATTGGCTGATAAACAAGCTAGGGACGAAGAAGATAACACACTTGTTGCTGTAACTCCAAGTGATATAGAAGAAGCACCTAACCTAGATGAGACATCATATGGGGCTTTACGTGAAGAGATTCCAATGTTCTGCAAGGACATCATGGACAAGAACCGAGATGATAAACCGAAAGTGCAACAGGCTTTTGCTTCATTCAATGGTGCAAAGTCTTTGTCACAAATTTCTGACAAAGAACTCCCTATATTATTTTCAAAACTAGTCACTATTAAAAAGGAACAAAAATGATCAATCATGATACACATAGATATACGCCACGCACAATGGCGATACATAAAAAAGGTGAATCACCTTGTGCAACCGACGTATATATAGGTATAGAAACAAACGATGAAGGAGCAACACATTACTTTACTATATACTCTGAGGGGAAATATATCCATTTGGATATAGAAGAGCTTGCTCAACTCTATCCCGCAGCGATAAACCTATTACATGGAGTACCAGCGTAATGGCAGCACACGCTAAGCTTTCCGCCTCTGGATCGGAGCGTTGGCTTACCTGTCCGGGCAGTGTGCGAGCAGAAGAGTCTATACCAGACCGAGGTTCGTCACCTTTTGCCATGGAAGGCACAGCAGCACACGAGCTGGGAGAGTTATGCTTAATCAATGGGCGTACGGCAAAGAGTTACCTTAATCAGCTATTACCTGAATCAAAATGGAAAGTAGACGACGAAATGGTAGAGCATGTGCAGACATACATTGATTACGTAGACCAGTTCAAAGGTACACGTATGATCGAACAGCGTGTGGACTTCTCTGAATACGTACCTGATGGGTTTGGCACAAGTGATGGTATTGTTATCGATGGCGATACTATGCACATCATTGACCTTAAGTATGGCAAAGGTGTAAAGGTAGACGCTACAGACAACTCTCAAGGTAAACTCTACGCCATTGGTGCTCTATGTGACTATGGGTTTCTCTATGAGATCAAGACTGTAGTTATACATATAGTCCAACCTCGCATAGATAACATCTCGGTTTGGGAAATAAGTGTTGCTGAACTTTTAGAATGGGCTAACTGGGTCAAAGATCGAGCAGCCCTTTGTGCCCAGCCAGATGCGCCTAGAGTAGCTTCAGAGAAAGCCTGTATGTGGTGTAAAGCCAAACCTACTTGCCCAGAGTTGATGAGGCTGACTGAAGAAGCTTTGCTTGCAGACTTCGATGATGTTGTTGTTAATGCTAAATCCCCTGACAAGTTATCTATGCGTGACCTACGCTTTGCTCTAGATAATAAAAAGGTGATCCTCTCTTGGCTTGATGCTGTAGAGAACCTCGCCTTTGAGAAACTCAACAATGGAGAAGAGTTCGCAGGTTATAAGCTCGTTCATGGGAGGTCATCACGTTCTTGGTCTGATCCCCAACTTGCTGAACAAATGCTTGTAGAGGAACTAGGTGAGGCAGCCTTTGCACCTAAGAAAATAATAACTGCGCCTCAAGCTGAGAAAGCATTGGGCAAAAAGAAAGCAGGACTACTTGAAGGTCTTATCTCTAAACATGAGGGTAAACCAACAATGGTTCCAGAATCTGACAACAGGCCAGAGATATCTTCTGGTGATATTAGTGACTTTGATTGAGGGTAATGTAATGAAAATAATACAAATAATTGATTCAGGTGGTATTATTTTTGGCTTGTGTGATGAAGGGCAAGTGTGGGAATTAAGCTCCGACCGAAGCCGAATAACACAGGCACACAACATTTTTTGGGAGCTAGTAAAAATACCACACTTTGTGCGCCGAAATTCAGGTTCGGAAGTTACAGTAATTCAAGATAATTATATAAAATAAATTTGACAGGAGAATAAATGTTGACGTATACTTAACTCGCAGTACAAAAAACCAAAACTAAAATTTAAAATCAAAACTAAAAGGAAAATAAAATGTCTAAAGTAATTCTTAAAAACGTACGTCTTTCTTTCCCAAGCCTTTTCAAAAAAGGTTCATTTAACGGTGAAGAGACCAAATACGAAGCAACTTTTCTTCTCAACAAAGAAGAACACGCAGATACAATTGCAGAGATTAAAGCTCAGATTGCAGAGTTAATTAAAACAAATCTTAAAGGTGCCAAAGTTCCTGCAGATAAACTTTGCTTACGTGACGGTGATGAAGTTGAGTATGATGGTTATGCGGGTTGCTTTTCTCTAAAAGCTTCAACTAAGAAACGCCCTATCGTAGTTAATAAAGATAAGACACCTTTAGTAGAAGAAGATGGCAAACCTTATGGTGGTTGCTATGTTAATGCTACTGTAGACTTCTGGGTACAGAACAATGCATACGGTAAACGTGTTAACTCTACTCTTTTAGCTGTACAATTCTTCAAAGATGGCGAACCATTTGCTGATGGTGCAGTCGGTGATGTTAACGACTTTGATATGTTTGATGACGATGATGATATGTTTTCTTAAGCAATAACTTAAAACTAAGGCCTCTTAATTGAGGCCTTTTTTATCACTAAAATATGGGCTACCCCCATACGGAACCAATATGAAAAAGAAAATAATAATAGATACAGAAGTATACAAAGATTACTTTTTACTTTCTGCAATGGAAGTAGATACGGGACGAATTATCAATATCGAAATGTACGAAGGCCACCCTCTGGATGTAGAGCGTGTTAACGATCTAATGCGTAAGTATATAACTATAGGTTTTAACTCAAACAAATTCGACATACCTATGCTCGTTGCTGCAGTAGATGGTTATGATAACGACAAGTTAAAAGGACTTTGCGACAGTATCATCGGATCAAATGCATCCATGTGGAGCATTTACAAAACCAACAAACTTAACATGCAGGAAGACTGGAATACCATTGATCTTATCGAGGTTGCTCCAGGAATGGTCTCACTTAAAATCTACGGTGGTAGATTAAACGCTCCTACTATTCAAGACCTACCCATTGCTCCTGACGCATCAATATCACCAGAGCAACGAGAAGAACTTCGTACATATTGTAAGAACGACTTACAAACTACAAAACTTCTCTACGACTCCCTGCTACCTCAGATCACTCTGCGTGAAAGTATGACCGCAAAGTATGGTATTGATCTACGCTCAAAGTCTGATGCACAGATTGCTGAAGCAGTACTTGCAAGTGAACTTACAAAGATAACTAAGAAAGAACTAAGTCGTCCTAATGTAAAACCTACAGACACCTTCAGATACTTAGACCCTGCAATCATCAGGTTCAAAAGTGAGCAACTAGACACAATATTGCAGCGAGTTGTTGATCAGAAGTTTACCCTTGGACTCAATGGTGCTCTAACCTTACCTGACTGGTTAAAGAAAGAAATTATTGTAATCAACGGTCGCAAGTATCAGATGGGTATCGGTGGCTTACACTCTTGTGAGAAGAGTCAATACATCAACGCACCTGATGACTGGTTCTTACAGGATCGAGATGTTGTGTCTTATTATCCAAGCATCATCTTACAGCAACAAGTAGCACCTAAGAACATGGGCAAACCGTTCTTAGAGTTGTACCAAGGTATTGTTACTGAACGTATTGCTGCCAAGAAACAAGGTGACAATGTTGTTGCCAACACCCTTAAGATTTTTTTGAACGGCTCATTCGGCAAACTTGGCTCTAAATATAGTCTTCTCTATGCTCCAGACCTATTGCTTCAAACAACTATAACAGGGCAGTTAGCTCTGCTCATGCTCATTGAACGCATGGAGGACGTAGGCATTCAAATCGTATCTGCTAATACTGACGGTATTGTATGTTATGCTCCAAAAAACTTAATACACGAATGTAACGCTGTTGCTTTTGAATGGGAACTAGATACCAGCTATCAGCTCGAAACAACTGACTATGTCAAACTCGCATCAAGAGATGTTAATAATTACCTTGCTGTAAAAACAGATGGCAAGGTTAAAGGTAAAGGTGTGTTCGCATCCACAGGTCTAGCTAAGAACCCTGACGGATCTATTGTCAAGAGTGCTGTAGCACTTTGTGTAGCCAAAAACATTCCTGTTGAGAAAACTATTAAAGAGTGTCAAGACATAACACAGTTCGTAACTGTGCGGAGGGTCACAGGTGGGGCTGTCTGGCAAGATGAGTATCTAGGTAAAGCTGTGAGGTTCTACTACTCAACAGAAGTGCCTAAAGATACATGTATTCACTATGCCAAGAACTCAAACAGAGTACCAATGTCTGGAGGTGGCAAACCTTTAATGACTCTACCAGATGCATTCCCATCGGATGTGGATTACCAAGTGTACGTACAAATGGCGCACGATCTCCTCAAAGAGGTGGGATATGTATGACGACATGAGTATAGACGATGCTTTCTTTTATTATTTTTATTTAGAAGACATGCAAAGAGACATGGGGGATGTCGATTACCATCTACCTGATTACCAAACTTTACAGCAATTTAGAGAACGTATGAAACAAAATAGAGACGAGAGATATTATGCTTGAGAAAGAAATAGAGAAAGCTTTAATCAAACGAGTTAAAGAACTTGGTGGTATGTGTGAGAAGTTTGCATCTCCAGGAAGACGCTCAGTGCCTGATCGTATAATCACTCTATTTGATAATACTATTATTTTTGTAGAACTTAAAGCACCTAACAAACACCCGACAGAAGCTCAACAGTTTGACCATGCTAGACGAAGGTTATACGGCTGTGATGTAAGGGTAATCAATACATTGGAGGACGCTCGTGCATTCACGAAGTGATCTACATAAGTATCAAGAACGAGCTGTTGAGTTTATAAAGGAAAAGAAACGCTGTGCTCTATTTCTTTTTCTAGGCGCAGGTAAAACAACCAGTACTCTAACTGCTGTATCTGAGTTACAAGATCAGATGTGCGTACATAAAACACTGGTCATAGCTCCACTCCGAGTAGCCAACTCTGTATGGCATAACGAAGTGAAATTATGGCGACACTTAAAACACATGAAAGTTCAAGTGTGTACAGGCACAGAGCGTGAAAGATTAACAAGTCTTCACCGTGAAGCAGATGTATATACAATCAATCGTGAGAATGTACCTTGGCTAGTTAAACAGTACGGTAAGAAATGGCCTTTTGATATGGTCGTAATAGATGAGTCCAGTTCTTTTAAATCAGCAACCAGCCTTAGATTTAAAGCTTTAAAAAAGATAATACCTTTTACTAATTATATGGTCTTACTTACAGGCACACCTGCTCCTAATGGTTTGCTCGACCTATGGGCGCAGATGTATCTTATAGATGGTGGTACGGCAATAGGCCGTACAATGACGGCTTATAAGCAAAGATTCTTTGAAGCTGACTATATGGGTTACAAATATACCCCACGAGCAGGGGCAGATGTACTTATTCATAATGCTATAGCGCATATGGTGTTGTCTATGAAAGGCGAGGACTATCTTGAGTTACCTGAACGCATAGATCTGACTGAGTTCGTAGATATACCCACTGCTGCAAAAGATGCTTATGATGCTTTTGAAAAAGAATTGTTATTAGAGTTGGAATCTGGGGAAATCGTTGAAGCACTCTCCGCAGGTGTACTTGCAAATAAGCTCTTACAGTACGCTAACGGAGCTATTTATACAGATGAGCATAAGAATTGGGCAGAAGTACATTCGGTTAAATTAGATACCCTACACGAGCTTATAGAGCAGAATGAGGGCGAGAGTATTCTTGTGGCTTATAACTTTAAAACTGACCTTGAACGCCTAAAGAAACGCTTTCCTAAAGCTCAAGTATTGGATCAGAATCCAAACACCATTACACGTTGGAATGCAGGTGAGATACCTTTACTCTTAGCTCATCCGCAGTCAGCCGGGCACGGTCTTAACCTGCAGCATGGCGGCTGTCTAGCTGTGTGGTTTGGCCTTAACTGGAACCTAGAGTATTACAAACAATTTAATGCTCGTCTATATAGACAGGGTCAGGAAAAACCTGTTCGAATTATTCATATTGTCGCAAGAGATACTGTAGATGATCGTGTAATATCCGCACTCGCTGCCAAAGATGCAACCCAAGAAGACTTGCTTAAAGCTTTGAAATACAAAGAGATTTAATATTTGTTTACATAATGTAAATATTATTTGTTTACATTATGTAAATCTTCTGTATAATTCTTTAGCAACAGAGAGATTTCTTTGTGTGGATACCCTATCGGATGTTGGGGATAATAAACACCGAGAATACAAGTGTGGAGCCTTATTGAGTTTATATCCGATCTGCATGTTGTATTTACGATCACAACGCCCGTCTGTGATTCCAGATAAACGTAACTGGAACTTTATTTTTAATCTCAACGAGGAATACAAATGAAAAAATTAATCATATTACTGGCGATATCAACATCCGCTCTAGCTGTTGAAGAAGGAGATTACGGTTATGGCCATACCTATCATGGTTACAATTCATTAGAGCAACAACAAGAAGCGCAACATAATCAATACATGCTACAGCAAACAGAACGCATCATTGTAGACAACGCTGTCAATGAAAGATTGAATGGTGGGCAAGAGCCTTTGTTTAGAGATATGTATGGCGATATGACTAGACTACAAGGTATAGAATAAAAAAAAGGCTCCTTTTTTAAGGGAGCCCAATGCCCAACGAGCGCAATCAATACAACGAGGAGTAATACAATGAGACTACAAAATATCATAACTCAACAAAGATTACAAGAATTATTATCTTACGATCCAGAAACGGGACTTTTTATTAATCTTACGCAAAGAAGCAATAGGATTAAAACAGGTTCTGTTGCTGGGCATAAACGACAAGATGGATATATTAAAATCATGCTTGATGGTAAATTATATCTTGCGCATAGATTAGCTTGGTTATATATCTATGGGGAATTTCCAAAAAAAGGATTAGATCATGTTGATGAAAATCCAAGTAATAATCGTATAAGTAATTTACGATTAGCTACCCATCAAGAAAATAGTCACAATCAATCAAGCCCTCGAACGGATAACACGTCGGGCTTCAGGGGTGTCAGTTGGAGTAAGCGGCATCAAAAATGGACGGCGCGTATAAAACTCAACGAAAAATATAAAAACTTAGGCTATTTCAATACAGCAGAGCAAGCATCTGAAGCGCATCTTAAAGCTAAAAGAGAGAACCACCCGTTTTGGGTCGAGGATAAAGTCGCATGAATACTCACTATTACCAAAACCATGAAGAAAATAAGGCAAAGGCTCTCGCTTACTATCATAAAAATAAGGAGCGTATCAATGCAGCTAAACGTTCAGTTCGAAAAGAAGACGTTGCAACAGAACGTAAAACAGAAGAGCAAATAAAAAAAGCTCTTCGCAATAAAGAATATCGAGAAAGAAATAGAGAAGAATTAAAAATTAAACGAATTGCTAGGCGAAAAGCCAATGATACTGCAGAGAAAGCTGCTAGACGAGAATGGTATCACAAGAACAAAAAGAAACAGGAAATGCTAGAGGACGGTAGTTATTTAATAACGCTCAAACAAGTAGGTCGAATGATCGGTGTTAAAGAGAATGTGGCAACTAAAATAAGCCTGACAGAATCATATAAGATGCCTAAAGCTAAGATGGCACGTTGTGACGGTACTTCTCTATACTGCCGTGATGAGATCGAAGAGTGGTTACCATATGTACGTGAGGTTGTGGCGTTCTACTCTCCTAAAAAGAAACCTATAAAACTTACAGGTGCAGCGGTACATATAGTTAATTTCATGAGAAATAACGCAGAGATTATCAAATACTGTGACGAAATTCGTAGAAATAAATCAGAGGTTTACGCATGAAACTACAACAAATGAAATACCCATTGCCAAATGACAACGCTAGGTGCTTGGGTACAGATTGCGATCAACGCAGAGCGTGTCAAAGGCATTTAACTATTGAAATAGACCCAGCTCCGATTAAGTGGTTCGGGGACTTTAAGAAAGAGTTAAATAATGATGAAGATAAATGTGATTTGTTTATTGAGTGGGGTGTGTGATGGGGAAGATGATGGCTGATATCTATGTAGTGATGTGTCATAACGATTCTGAACCACTAGTAGCATTTACAACCAGAATAGACGCTTTGAACTATGCAAAGTGGCTTGGTAGCAGTGGTCATTATAGACTGGAAGTGGTTGAGATTGAACTGAGAGAGGAGAATGAATATGAGTAGAGATACAGAAGATAAGCTCCAAGATTTAGCAACCTACGGGGTAAGCTTTTCTAAAGGAGGAAAACGTATAGACCCTAGAGATGTTTATATATCTACTGAACCTGAGCAAGAGCCTGTGGCTTGGAAAGTAATAGATGGAACCAACGGGAAGTATATGTTTTCTAGGATTAAACCGACGGAACGAAGTTACAAATATGATGTGGTTATACCACTTTACCTAGCACCACCAAAACCTAAGCCTTTTGAACCTGAAGAAAGACAAAGGTTATCAAAAGCGTATAGCACCAGAGCTGAACAAGTAGCTTTTGAAGAAGGTATTATTTTTGCTGAGATTTCATACGGCATTGGAGGTGGGGAATGAGTAAAGAAAGAGAGTTACCTGATGCTGATTGTAAGAATTGCTATTACAAATTAGGTTCATATGCAGAGTCTACTTATCAATGGTGTTATATGTTCAAGGAAAGCCCAGGAAATAAATGTGGTCAGTTTAGAACTATTAAGACATTTGATGGAGAACGCAAATGAGTATTGAAAGAGAGTTACTTAAAAGATTCATGATTGAACTGACAACAGAAGAAGATGTGGTAAGTTTGTTTAATGACATAAAAGAATGTCTTGCCCAACCTGAGCCTACAGCAGAGCCTGTTGGTTATCTATATAAACAGATGGATTGTTACGGGGAATGGGCAACAATATTTAAAGTTGATAAGCCCTACATCACATGGCATGACATTAAAGATATTGTTCCTGTCTACACAGCACCACCAAAACGTGAGCCTTTAACACCACAACAAATAAGCGAGGGTAATCAGTCAATGCTTAATGTTACGAGAGAAGCGTTTAAACAAGGTGTTATATTTGCAGAAAAAGCACACGGTATTGGAGGTGAAATATGAGTAAAGAAAGAGAGCTTTTGCAAAAAGTATTAACAAAACTAAATTCCTATTATTATGAGGGTAATGTCACAATAAAAAATGAAATTATAGAACTCCTTGCCCAACCTGAGCAAGAGCAAGAGGTTTACTCAAAAGGTTATGCAGAGGCTATGCGGCAACAAGTTTATGAAGCATTTGAAGCAGGGAGAAAATCTGCATTGAGTAAAGATTGGGATAAAGAAAGAGATGCGATGAGCGAAGCTTGGTGCCTTCCAGAAAGTAAACAAGAACCTGTAGCTTGGATGTATGAATGGGCTGTTAGAGATAGTTTTGATGGCTCATTTACGGGCGAATGGAAAGAAGAGATTTCAAGAATAAAACCTGATGGAATTGTAAAAGGATTTAACCCTACAAAATTAGAAAGAACAGTTAGAAATTTAATACCGCTCTATAAGGCTCACGGCATTGGAGGTGGGGAATGAGTATTGAAAACGAATCGTGTCGTATAGCATATTTTTTAGCACGTAGAAGATCATGTAATAATCGTAAGTTTAAGCATATTACGCGTGACCGAAGTATTACTAAGGCAATGCACAGTATGTATTGGAGGATGAGATGAGTAAAGAAAGAGGGCTGTTAAACCTATGTGCAGTAGCATTTAAAGCTAGAGATATATGTCCATTACTTCTTAAAGACATTTCAGAACTACTCGCCCAACCTGAGCAAGATAACATCCAATACTTGCTAGATCAAGTTGCTAGATTAACAGCCGAAAACGCTATGTTAAAAGAAAAAGGGTCAACGCAAAAACGTGAGCCTATAGAAGAGGGGGAACTGGAAGTCTGGTACAACCAGCATACTTGGGCGATGGATAAGCAAGAATACATGTGGGGATTTCGAGACGCTGAAAAACATCACGGCATTGGAGGTGGGGAATGAGTAAAGAAAGAGAGTTGTTGCAAAGATGCTTAGATGAGTTTGAATACAAAGGAGTAGCTTGTAATGAGTTATGTATTGATATAAATAAACTCCTCGCCCAACCTGAGCAGACTGAACAAGAGCCTGTGGCTTGGATGTATGACCATCACATAGAAGTAGGTCACGATAAATATACTGAAGTTAATATTATTGAAACTTGTGCGAGAAATCTAGAGTCTAATAATTGTATTAATATTCGACCACTATATCTAGCACCCCCAAAACAAGAACCTTTGAGTGTGGAGCGGATAGCAGATTTATGGACGGACATTAATACAAACTCAGTAAGAAATTTTGCTAGAGCAATAGAAAAAGAACATGGCATTGGAGGTGGTAATGAATAAAGAAATCTGTATTTTAAATGGTACTAAATGGATATTAGGGGATGAATCAACAGAACCGATGAATTGGGAAGATGCTAATAACTGGTGCAAAAGCATCGGTCAAGATTTACCTCCAAGAGAAGTTTTACTAATGGCTTTCCTTAATCCAGAGATACGTAGCAAGTTTGCTAATAATTACTACTGGAGTTCTTCGGAGTTCGATAGCTACAGCGCGTGGGACCAGGATTTCAACATTGGCGACCAGAATGTCAACTTCAGTAAGAGTGCCAAATTGTCAGTTCGGGCGGTGCGGGCTATCATTGCGGAAGCTTCTGAGCAGACTGAGCAAGAGCCTGTGGCTTGGATGTGGGATGAAATGTTTTGTGAGGATTGGACAACAGTATCTAGTGTAATCAAACCAAGTAGGAGTAAGTATGTAGATGATGTCCGTCCGCTCTACACAGCACCACCAAAACGTGAGCCTTTGAGTGATGGTGAAATAACAGACTTATGGGCTAACAAATCACCTGCTAATGAATTTGAGTGCGTTAGGTTAGTAGAAAAAGCACACGGCATTGGAGGTGGGGAATGAATCTAATTGGTAAGATTGATAGTTTTCCTGAACTAGGTAATACAATCGTTATTGGTGGCAAAATATATGTTAAGAAGCAAGAGCCTTTGAGCGAAGATAAACTCGATGTACTTGCTGAGGCTAATATAACAGACGAGGGCATTGCAGGATATTATTTGGGTTTTAGAGATGCTGAAAAACATCATGGCATTGGAGGTGAGGAATGAATAAAGTAAGAAAGTTAGCAGCGGAATGTAACATAAGAAGTGGTGACGTAGATAAGTTTGCAGCACATTTGTACCACGATGGCTACAGCGCCAAAGTTCGTAATGATGATACTGCAGCCCTTCGTGACCACTTTGCTGGACTTGCAATGCAAGGGGTATTAGCTATGGACGATGATATAGATTATAAATACATAAGTTCAGTTGCATACATCATGGCAGACGCAATGTTAGAAGAGAGAATGCTGGCAGAGAGGAAAAAAAGATGACTGAACTAAGAGATACGATAGCAACAGCTGTACTGCAGGGGTTTATTCAATATATGGGGTGCGATCCTGAAGATTTATTATACCCAAAACGAGAGCAGAAAAATAAACATGCTCTAAGTAAGTCAGCGTATGCCTATGCTGATGCAATGTTAGAAGAAAGGGAGAAGAAAAATGGCAATGACTAGAGATGAAACAATAAAATATTTTATGAGAGCTATTGAAGAATTAAGAGAGTCGGTAGATACTGAAACATTTAATACCGCTATGCAAGGGTTTGCAGATCATATGACGGGGGCAGTAGTTATTAATAATAAAAATTTACCACAGAAAATGCAAGGTATGAGCGCCGACTATATACTGATAGATGACATTGCAATGAAGGAGAAAGAGTAATGAATACAAGAGATAAGATAGCAATAGCGGCTATGAATGGGTTAATATCTAAGAAGACTTGGAACTTGCAAGAGTTTGCACAAGACCCTATGCGGATAGCAATGTGGTCATATGATATAGCTGATGCAATGATAATAGAAAAGAAACGAAGAGAACTAGAAGAGAAAAAGAACAATGTTTAACGGAGGCGATGAGGATCAATCAAAATACTGGGACGATGTTGACGATAATGATGAGTACATAAAAGAAAATTACAAATT